GGGGCGACCCGAACCGGTGGGGCGGGCTATTTATGACGGAACTAGATTTATATGAAGGTTCTGCGGATCGTTTATGGCAACCTTCGCCGTATGATTCAAATGAACCAATAGAAGCAGTTCGGACGCAAGTCACACAACTAGCCGGTTCCTATTCGATCCGGAACATTAACAGCGCGGGGGATGTACTGGGGCAATTAAACTTAAACCCGGATGGATCAATAAGAATTAATGAAGGTTTGCTTTCTATTGGCGAAAAAACCTATATTAAAGATGGCGTTATTAAAAAAGGAATGATTGGAAAGGCCCAAATTGACACGGCACACATTAAAGAAATCGACGCTTCACAAGCTCACATTTTCAACCTGAATGTTAATAATATCAACGGTTTAAACTCTGAATTTATTAAGGCTAAGATTGAATTCGCTTTGGTGGAATGGCTAAGAGGAAAAACAATTTCCGCTATAAATGATAAAACCGTGCTTAACCTTAATGATGGCCGTTTGGCTTTTCGTGATAATAACACCGGCGTCTATCGTGAAGAACCTGGGGCGTCAAGTCAAGGAATGTTCTTTAGAAACGACGATATTCGCGTAGATGGTTATCATAGAATTAACTCAAAAGTTATTATCGGGGCAGATCGTCGCGATAACGATATTTTTCGTAATTGGAACCGCGGGGGATTCAATGGAATGATAGTAGATACCGTTCGCGGTATTGGTACGGGTGACCATGAAAACGCTGATAAGGTGACTTTTGTAGCTGACAGATTTAACTTTACGCACTCTTATGATTACGATTCAGTCACTAACTCAAACCCCTACGGTTGGAGAATTTCAACGTGGGGCGCTACGACTATCGCGCCTTTTGGGATAAATGGAAGAAATACCAATATGCAAGCCGGCGATTTCCTACTAATCAATAACGGAAGTAATGGCGTATGGTTACGGCAAGTTTTGCGGAGCCTAAAAACAGCGTTACAGCATTTTGTGAATGCTGGGTTTGTGACAGACACTTTTACAATCCCTAAAACCGGTTCACAAATGCAAGTAGCACTTCACAGTTCTATTAGAAATGCAGTCGCTAACTCACTAAAAGAATTTGATAGATTTGGCATTTAAGAAAGGAAAATCAATGAACGAAGATTTTTATAATAGCGTACATTCCGAACTAGCTTCAGAAATTGGACAAAAAGCGGTAATCATTGCGACGCTTCAAACGCAAGGAAAAAATTACCATGGTTACATTCAAAAGTTGGAAGATGAAATGCAAGAACTCCAAAAGGCTAGCGAAGAAGCACAGGAAAAGCTTTTAGAAGCACAGGCACAACTTGTAGAAGTTCAGGCACAGCTTGAAAAAATCAATAAAGTTCTTGAATCTGATAAGGATTTAAAAGACATTTTTGATGAAGTAGCAAACAAATTAGAAGAGGAATAAAAAATATATGGAATTTAAAGTTATTAACAAATATTTGCAAGAAAAAGGGCGTACTTTTGTCGCAATCCGACAAGAAAACCCTTATACAGTCTTTGAACGCGTTTTAATCGGTGACCGTCTGGGTGAAACAGATGAAGCGCTTATTAAGGCAGTATTAGGACAGGTTTCAACCGAGTTAAACCCGGCTGAAGGCGTGAAGAAACTTCAGGAAGATTTACACCAACAAGCTGAAAGCTATGAAGAAAAGCTAGCTGAAAAAGACGCTAAAATCGCGGAAGTAAAAGCCGTGGCAGATTGGGCGGTCCTTGCACGGGTAACTGACGTAGATCACCCGCTTGATCCAACTATCTTTAAACGTGGTTTGGAATTGGTTGACCTTGGAAAAAATGGTAAAACTTACCAACCACAAGAAATTTTCACACTTGAAAATCCGGACCATGTAGAAAAATTCCAAGAAGGAAAACGCGTAATGGTCCAAGTAAATCAAGCATTTACTTATAAAGGGGAAACCTTGGAACAGCTTGAAGATTTGGATAAAAACGGAAAAATTGGTATTTGGAAGTGGACCGAGCCAAAAGAAACCCCGAAAGCTTCAAATGAGTTAGAAACGCAACCGGCGCAATAAACAATTAGAACCAGTATAGGGAGGTGGTTAAAATGGCCCTAGTGGACCTAATTGACAAGCTAACACCGGTTTTAGTTGTGATTATACCTAGTTATTTTTCCTTCAAAAGTACCAAAACAAGTAAAGAAGCAGACCAAAAATTAAGAGATCTGGCTGACAAGATCGACGATTTAGAAAAATCTGTTTTGAACGTAGAAGGGATTGGAGAAGATAACCAGAAAAATCTATCTATTATCGGAAAAGGCTTGCAACGCTTACAGCGTTTTCGATTGCAAGAAAACTTGAAAAATGCCCTTAAAAGAGGGCATACTAACCAGCACGAAATAGAAGAACTTTCCCGCTTGTATGAGAGTTATATCGAATTAGGCGGGAATGGTGCTATTAAGGTGCTATTTGAACGGTTTTTAGACCTAGAAATTAAAGAGGAAAATTGAAATGAACCAAATTACTGAAATTGTAACCAGTGGGGCTATGAGCATTCTTGTAGTGCTTGTTGGTATTGTTGTTAATGCCGTCAAAAACTACTTGACAACGCGAGGCGGAAAGAAAGCCCTTGAAGTGGTTGAAATCCTAGCTAAAAACGCCGTACAGGCTACGGAACAAGTAGCGGATAAGTTAGACATCCACGGAAAGGATAAGCTGGAATACGCCAAAACAAGCCTTATTGAAGGACTTGAAGCACACAATATCTATTTAACGAATGATCAGTTGAATACATTTATTGAATCCGCTGTAAAAACAGCAAATGAAGCCTGGAAAAATTGAGGTGAAAAACATGGATAAAGTAAGACTATTTCAAGATGAAGTATTAGGCCGTGGTTTTGATATTGATGGTTGGTACGGTTGGCAATGCTGGGACGGCTACGCTAAGTATTGCTTGTGGTTAGGCGTTCCATTCGCAAACTGTACGGATTCCGGTTACGTGAAAGACCTTTGGGAACAGCGGTTTAGCAACGGAATCCTTGATTATTTTGATGAAGTTGAAATCATGCAAGGCGGGGAAGTCGCCATTTTCATGGAAACGGCAGTTACGCCGGTTTCACACGTCGCCGTTTTTGTTAGTGATATTGACGGCTCCCAAGGTTGGTTCCTTGGTCAAAACCAAAGCGGTGAACCTGGGCCAAATGGGGGCGCTAGCTTTGATTTAGCTATCTATCCATATAGTGCGCTTTATCCTACCGCTTTCCGTCCAAAGGGCGAACCGTTAGAAAAAGAAGAATTGAAAGAAATCATTACGGAAGTCATGGACAACCATGAAGTTCCATTCTTCCCTGAAGACGCTACTTTCACGGTTGGCGATAGTCCTATTAATGTCCGCCGTTATCCGGACTTAACTGGTGAAATCGTGGCGACTTACCAACCAGGCGAGAAGGTTCACTATGATTCTAAGGGTACTAATGCCGGATTCCGCTGGATCTCTTACGTGGGAGAATCTGGAAACCGGAATTATATGGCTATTGGTCCCGTGGATGAAGCCGGAAACCGTACTGATTTATGGGGTATGCTTGAATGATTGGATTTAATTCAACGAATTTGAACCAAACAAAGGGCGGGGAAGTCATTAAACAAGGTGATTTTTCCTCCCTTTTTGAATTTGAACTTTTAGACTACGATAACAAAAAGATCACTAGTCTGGACGGCCAAACCGCAAAGGTTAGACTTGGAAACAGCAAAGGGAAAATTGAAATTGAATCCCTTGTAGAAAATTCCAATGTTAGTTTTAAAATCGGTAAAGTCTTACCAGTCGGAATTTATCACATTGAAATTGAAGCTGGTAACTATGTCTTTCCGAGCGATAGAAGCGCTAAGGTTGACGTTATCCAATCAGTCGAGGAATACACTAGCGAGCAAGTTGAAGGACTTGTAAAAGAAAGCGAAAAGGATAGCTTCCCGGAATTGGTTGATCTTTACAACCTAGCCAAAATTTAAAAAAGGAGAAGAAATGAGTTTAAACACAGAGAAATTAACAAAATTCGCCCAAGCAGTCGGGACCGACATCAAGGAAATTAAACGCGATTTGGCCAATAAAGCAGAAAAATCTGAAGTCGGTCAAGGTGGAATTACACAGCAACAACTAGAAACAGCTATCCAGGGCGTGAAAACGGCCATCCTTGGAGAAGGTACGCCGGAAGAGTTGGACACGCTGAAAGAAATCGCTGACAAGATTAAGGCGGGAGAAAATCCAGATAGTGCGATTATTGCAAAAATGACGGAATTAGGCCAAAAAATCAACGACTTGGAAAACTTGGATCTAGTGGCAACTTACACCACAGCGAAAGAGTGACGGCCATGAATAACATTATTGAAGTTATAAAAGCGATTGGCCGGGATATTAAGGCGCTGACTTCAAAACAAGCTGAATGCTTAAAAGAAAGTAAGGCTTATGAGCTATTCCCGACCTACACCACGCTTCAGGATCAAATGACCACAAATATTAAAACCAAGCATTTAGAACTTGGTTTAGACGCTTTAATGGATGAAAAGCTAAAAAACGGCGGTGACCCGTTTGTTACTAAGTCAGAAATTCCAGTGGTGGACACAAAGCAGTTTGCAACCAAAAATGATTTGGAAGAATTGAAGCGAACCGCCGGAAGCGGTAACGCCAATACCGAATTAAAAGGTCAAGGCTTTCCATACGCTCTAAATGCTGACATCGGTACAATTTATACTGATACCACAGCTAAGAATGGAGCGGTGAAGTGGATCAAAAAAACCGCTGGAACTGGATCTAACGCTTGGTCTGTACTGTTTGGTGATGTCAAATTTAAACCAAGAAATATCAACTCAAATCAAACTAATGCGTATGTTGAGTTTAGACGTATAAACTCCACGGTAGAGATCGGCTTCGGTGGTTTATCGTGGGGTTGGTTTGGAATCGTGAGACGAGGTGCGCCCAGCTACGTTCCTCAAGGGTCAGACCGTGAGCGAAACGTGGTGATCTTAAACGTCGGCGGTATACCCGTCGGATTTCGTGCGACCAGCTCAAAACTGGGTATTATGACGAATGACAAGGGAAAACGTTTGGGAACATTTTATTTAGGCGGACCGGGTGATGGCAACCAGCTACGCTTACAATTTGACGATCCAGTGCCTACTGACCGAGACATCGGAGATTTACGTTTTACTAGTATGTCATACACGACAGACGATCCGTGGCCGGAAACTTTATAGAAACATAAATGTATAAGACACACCCTCCCAAATTCGGGAGGGCTTTTTTTGTTGCCTTGATTTT